GCTTGGCCTGAACTGGTCGGCAGAAGCATAATCAACGTCTTGCCAACAACTGAAGCACTTGAACGTTTTCCATTAGACGGCGGAGCAATCGCCTACCAATACGCAGAAGGCGGAGCGGTTCGATTAAGCGGCAAAAAACCAACAACAGTCGATGTTAGCACAAACCTACTAGTGGAGTCTGGCGATGAGTGGACACAGGAATTTAGTGAAGACGCAACCTGGAACGTTCTAGACCGAATGGTTGGCAATGTTGGCAGAGCTGTGGGTGTTAAGGAAACCCAAAAAATCATCGCAATGTACGGAGCAATCGCAGCAGCTGACTTAGCGACAGGTGCAGATCTTGCAGGCGGAACCGCGGTATTAAGCTGGGCTCAACTGCTCGCCTTACGTTATGCGGTGCGAAAAGAAAATTGGCGCCCTAACGTTTTGGCAATCAATGAAATGCAACTGCATCAACTTTTAAACGACGACAAATTCGTTAAATCCGTTTACTTACCAAGCAGCCAAACAGACATAGAGCAAGGCAGCATCGGAACCGTGTTGGGCATGAAGGTTCAGGTCTGCAACGAAATCACCAACGGCATAGCCTACGCAATTGATACTCGGATTGCATCGATAATGCTGTTACGCAGGGACTTAACGGTTGAAGATTGGTATGATGCGAAAACTGGCAAATCCGGCATTCGTGCATCTACCCGTTTTGGCTTAAGTGTTCTACGTTCCACCGCAATTGCAAGAATGACCAACATCAAAACAACGCTAACTTAGGCCATGAGCTTTCATTGTCTATTTTTCCCTTTTTTATTTAGGTTAAAATCGGTTGAGGTAGAAAGTGCATGAAGAAGTTGAAAGCGCAGCTTGAACTTGCTAGGGTTTTGTTAGCTGAGCTAAGCCATGAACCTTGCCGTTTCTCGATTTTGGAAAAGCGTGTTTTAGCTAAGGCTGGAACTTACGCCACAGTTACACTTCTGCTTTATTTTCTTCGTGATTCAGGGTTTATCGTGAAGGTTTCTTGTGAGAATCGGGCGCCTTACAATATTTCTGCTAAGGGGCGGTTGCTGTTGGAGGCTTTGTCTTGAATAAGGCTTTGAGTAGGGTTAGGGAGTTTTTGAGTTATTCATCTTCAGGTGTAGCTTCTCCAGGTGGCGCTGTGTTTTATGAGACTTCTGATATTGCGCTTGCTAAAGTTATGGAGCTCTATGAGAAAGATACCACTTGCAAGTCGAGTATTGATTTGTTGGCGGCTTCGGCTGTTAAGCGGTTCTATACGACTTGTGCAGCTGAGAAGGATTATGTTGATGCCGCTAAAGCCATGGAATCCGTCGACAGTTTCTGCGAAGATGTTAATTTAGATGGTTTATTGCATGATATGGCTATTCGTCTTATTGCTTGTGGGAACGATTTTTGGCTAAAGCAAGGATCCGAGAGGCTTTCTGAGTTTGTTCGGATGCCTGTTGATTCAGTTGAGAAAATCAAACTGTCAAGTGTTGAGGGCTTAAAGATTCCCTACAAAGTTGAGGGTTACCAGTTGAGGGCATCTTATCGTGGATCTGTCGGTGAGAGCTTGAAGCCTGAGGCTGTTTTGCATTGGAACATTAATCAGAATTATAATTCAGGTTTTGGCGTTGGACTATTGCAAGTGCTCTTGCACACTTTATCTATTGATAGTAGTAAGCGTCCTGCGTATGCGTGGATGAAGGCAAAGATTGAGCGTTTGATGCCCAAGATCTTTGAGAAGTATGCTGGTCCAGATGTTGTTGTTGGATTGCCTGGAGCGAAGCCTGAGACGATTGAGAAGTTTGAGCGTGCCGTTAAGAATCGTCCGGAAGAGGGTGTTTGGCTGTTTCATGGGCTCAAGGATGCCAATGTTAATGCGGTGTCGATTGACCCTCGGGCACAAGGTTTCACGTATTACATTGATCATATGGTTAACCAGTTTTATCTAGGCTGTGAAACGCCTCTTCCTAGGTTGTTTAGTACTCCTGGTTTCACTGAGGCTTCAGCTCGGGCAGCTTTGGAGTTGCAGGATATGCTCATTGATCCAATTCAGCGGATGATTAAACGTCGTGTTGAACGGGAGATTTTCAGAGTAGTTGTTGTGCAAGCTGGTTTTGACCCTGTTAAAGCAAAGGTTCGTTTGAATTGGGGATCGCCAGAGTCTCCTGAGATTGTGGCTGCTGATTTGATTTCTGCTGCATCTGCTTCCTCCGGGTCTTTGCCGCTTATCAGAGCTGAGGAGTTTCGCAAGAACGCGGTTAAGATTCTAGGTTGGGAACTCTGGGATGACTCGAACACATCCAAGGCTCCTGCTGCAGGTCCAAGTAATATTAACTCTGGTGGCAACGGAGGTGGTTCACAAAAATGAAATTTGGAAATGTAACAATTGATGCCTCTGATGTGGGAAATGGCTGCTTGATTATCGGAACTGGCGTTGCATTCTACGGTGCAAGTGCAAGCAATCCTCTGTTTGCTGTTGAAGCTCTTGCCGTTGGCGGAGCGCTCAAAGCAGTTGCTTCAGCGATCGATAATTACATGTTCAAAAAATCAGAAGCTGCAAAAGCACAATAATTTCCCTTTTTGGCTCGACATGGCTCACTCGTGGAGTCATGCGAGATTCCAGGCAGGAATAAGAATGGACTACTGCGACAAAGACGATGTAAAAGGTGTTCTTCAAGTTGACTTAGCGGAGACTAAGTTTGATTCTCAGCTGGCAGCTTGCGTCACCAGTGGCAGTGCTTTGGTTGATGGGTTATTGAAGCCTAAGCGTTTGGTTGTTCCTGCAGTTGTGCCTCAGCTGGTTAAGGATGCATCTAAGTTCTTTGCCGCCTGGTTGTTTAGGCGTTTTAGTGATCCTACTGGTGCTGAGGCGTTTTGGGTTGAGGCTAACAGGTTTTTAGATGCCTACGTTGAAGCTGAGTTAGAAGTCTATGTGGGGAGTGCCTAATGATTGAGTTTAACGTCACCTCAAGCGGCACAGAATTTAACGAATTAGCGCAAAAACTCAGCGGTCCACTAAAGCAAAAACTGATCGAACGATTAACCGATATCGCATTTGCAGCTGCGTTCTGGGGCGCTCCAGTTAGAACTGGATATCTGGCCAGCACAGTTTACAAACAAGTTTTAGACGGCGAAGGCGTGGTTGGCGTGGCTGCTTCCTACGCTAAAGCAGTTGTCGAAGGGACTGCGCCTCATGAGATCCGCCCGGCGAACAGCAGCGTTTTAGTGTTCATGGTTGCTGGCAAAAAGATCTTTACGCCTATTGTGCATCATCCGGGAACTAAGCCTAATCCGTTTATGCAAAATGCACTTGAGGAAACCAAAAGCAAAGTTGATGTGACTTTTGCTGAGTTGTGGCTCGAGTTAGTAGGTGGCTAAACATGACAAAGTTTTACGACAGCTACAAAGCTGTTTTTGACGCCATTAAGGCTGCTTTGGTCTATGTGCCAGCTGTTCCCGAAGTCCCTGCCATCCCTGCTCATGACGAGGTCCCAGAGGTTCCTGCTGTTCCTGGAGTGCCAGCTCATGGCGTCTCAGAATTAAAGACGGTCCTTGTCGGCGAACAATTCACGCTCGAGAGTTTACCCAAGGCAACGATTAACCCAATTCCAGGACCGATCACGTCTGCAAGTAACGACGGCTTGCTAGCCGTGCTGGTTCGGGGAGTTATCACCGTTGCAATTCAGGAGTATAAGCCCAAGGATTGGTTCACAGACGTAATCTTGCCCATGGGTGCGGTTGTCGATGCTATCCTTGCCGATCGCAAATTGGAAGGCGCCGCTAAAGATTGCGTCACCACCGAGTTTGCTCCTGGAGAAATCAAGTTCAAAGATGCAGCAGGAAAAGATCGGTTGCTTTACGGGGGAGACATATTCTTTGAAGCCAAACTCTGGTTCAAGCCATCCTAAAATCACTAGTAATCTTGCCACTTGGCAAGTTACAACACATAACATAAAATGGAGGTATAAAAAGAAAAATGAGTACACCAACACCAGTTCCCTTGCTGGGAAGAGATGCACGTCTGTTTAAGGACAGCACGGAGATTGGCTATGGAAAAAGCATCAGCACCAAAGCATCAGCGGAAGTTATCAAAGTTCGAAGCATGGATTCCTTGCAACCTGCCATAACCGCTCCTGGAGCACAATCATTCGCGTGGTCGATGGAACGCTTGTTCACTGATAACGCATTGATTAAACTGCTCTTAGCCGGCACAAAATTTGACTTGATTTTTGCTCCTGACGGTGACGACTCAGGCGACTACATCGAAACTTGGACAAACTGCTCTATAACTAACCGTGAAATTAAAGCTGGCGAATCTGATGGAGTCCTTGAAAACCTTAGCGGCGAAGCTGAAAACGTAACTTTCGCAGAAGGCGGCGGCACTTAAGTTGACTAAACAACCTAAGAAAAGCACGCGGGAACTTCTGAAGGATCCCAAGAACGTTGCGGCTCATGAAAAGTTTAAGGCATTAGCTAACGCTCACTATGAAAAGGCAGCTGAAGTTGCAAAGTTCTTTGATCCGATAGCTTTGATGGCAAGAGCAAACCAGATCCATGAGGTAAGCCATCCACAACTTGGCATCATCAGGTTTGGCGAACTAATGCTCTCAGATTCTGAGACCGTTAGCAAATGCAAAACTAAAGAGGACAAAAGCGCTATGGCCATTTACTTGATGCTCAAGAAAGCTTACCCAGAAATGCCAGAGTACACGCCTGAGACTATAAAGGGGTTCTATCGTGCTTTTCCAATGGTTGAAGGGACATCGCTATTGCAGTTCTTTCTTTCGCAACCCTGTTTTTTAGGGGAAAAATCATCCAATGGGTCCAATCAAACGCAAGCGCCGACGAGTTAGGGTTGGTGCTTCATAATTTCCAGCAATACAACTTTGAAACGATTCGAAGTTTGACACTGTTCCAGTACGAATACCTCGTAGCTTGGGCTAAAGAACATCAAGGAAAATAGAAAAAATGGTTCGGCAAGATGTTGAAATCGGATTAACAGCCGTCGATGAGGCAAGCGATGTTGTAGCTGCCGCTTCAAAACGAATTAGCGAAAGTATGCAACAGGTCTCCGATACTCAACGTGAATTATCGAATGTTATTGAGGGTTCTTTGCCGCCTTTAACTGAGAGCGAACAGGCTCAGATGAATAACGCTTCTGCTGCGGTTCAGCTTAATTCGGCTCAAATAAGCTTACGGGAAGCTCAGAAGAATCTTAATGGCGCCATAACAGAATATGGCACTGATAGTACTCAAGCGGCTGCCGCTCTACGAGAACTAAACGCTGCCCAAGGCAACGTTACTACCTTGCAGGCTCAGGTTGGGGAGACTACTAAGCAAAGTGAAGTTTCGATGCGGTCCTTCACAACCGGGGTTTCCGGTGCTGCTACGGCCAGTTTTAGTTTGTATGGCGCCTACGATCGGGTAAATGAAGCCGAGATTAGCCTTGATCGATCAAACTTAATGGTAAAGTCTTCCACTAAAAGCCTTGAGGATGCTCATCGAACGGTCTCAGACGCAATTGCTATCCATGGCGCCAATAGCCAGGAAGCAAAATCCGCTGAAGATGCGCTAAGCATCGCCGAGGACCGCTTAACTTTGGCAAATGAACGCTCCCAGCAAGCCCAAGAGAACGTCAATAAATCAATCATGTCGGCTGCTCTGCAGATTATTCCGACTTCAATCACTATGGTCGATAGTTTGAGCCGAGCCTGGAAGAATTTTCCCGATATGACCGGGGTTCTAACAACTCTTGGCACTAACGTTTCTATGGTT